CTTGATGACGTTCTCTCTGGAACGGTGACTGCAAGTGCTGCTGCGATGATGGATGAAGATGTTGTTGAAACACCTACAATGAAGAGTGAACCAGCACCGTCTATGTCATCAGTGCCAAATCCTATTGAAGCGACTGAAGACGAAGACGATACCATGTCTTACTTCCAGAAACTTGCGAATGGGTAAGTTGTCAAACCCTGTGCAGAAAGTCCTTAGTGTCGTAACACCACAAAAAGACAACGCATAGTAGACCAAGACGGAGAGGCAGGAGAAATCCTGTCTCTCTTTTTTCTAAGAACCATTCTCTCTTTTTATAAATAGTAAGTAACAGGGAGAGAGAATTATGATAGAAGTTGTTGCCGCAGTTTCAGCGGCGTCAAGTGCTTTTGCTGCCATCAAAAAAGGTTTTGAGGTTGGGCGTGATATCGAATCCATGGCAGGAGATATGGGTCGCTGGATGAGTGCCGTATCAGATATCAAGAAGGCAGAAGAGTATAATAAGAAACCCCCATTGTTTAAAAAACTGTTTGCGTCTGGTTCGATTGAAGAAGAGGCGATGCAAGTCTTCATGGCAAAAAAGAAGGCCGAAGATATGCGTGAACAGTTGCGTACTATTATCACATACACTAGAGGCCCAAGTGCCTGGCAAGAGTTGTTAAGAACTGAAGCAGAGATTCGTAAAAAACGTCAGAGGATGATTTACGACCAAAAAGAACGAAGAAAAATGTACATAGAATATACACTTGCAACTATACTGGTAATTGTTACTTCCATTGTTTTTGTTTGGGGTATTGGACTAATATTGAAGGCAAAGGGTATGATGTAATATGATTATAGTATGGTGGTTTGTGATTGTTATATGTTCCCTTATTCTTTTTAGTGGTCTTTACGTTTGGTTTGAAAGTCAAATATACAAAGACCACTACATCCCAGAATTTGAAACAGAAAAAAAAGTAAGAGAAATAAAACTGCGTTTAGCAGATATCGAATGGAGAATGAACAAAAATGATGAGAGCACTAGTAGTAGCGATAATCCTATTAGGAGTCGTGCAGACGAGCTCAGAAGCTCTCTCAAAGGGCGTACTTTACAACAAAAAGGACAAGGACAAAATTTACGTTACCTGTAGACTTGCAAAACGTAAGATTGTAATGACACAGAAAATATGCATTTACACAGGTGCTAACAATACTACAGAAACTATCTTTGTTGACAAATGGGAAATATGTCCAAACCAAATGCAGTGCATTTATGAACCAAATAAAACTGTACCGATGATTGAACAAATGATGAAAAGTTTAGAGGAGACTCTTAAAAAGAGTCCAAAGTAATGATACACGCTTTTATGTTAGTAGTTGTTATGGGGGTGGGTGAGTTTCGACAGGTACAACCCAACTCAATGATATTCAGAAGCATTGATGTGTGTCAGTATTACGCAAAACGTATTCCAAGACAATATAGTAATTACAGATACGGATATTTATCAGACCCCAAAGATAGAGTCACTGCATACTGTAAACCCATCTATACTCAAGATGGGCCTAACATCTATGACCATTAACCATAACCATACATAGGATGACCTGGCACTGTTCCAGCAGGCGCCGAAGTATCTTTCATGGGTGCAGGCGTTGATGAACTACTGGTGTTACTAGATACTTGTGATGCATCAGTCTGATTAATAATTACAGGTGGTGGACGCCTTCTGACTTCTCTTACTTCAAAATTCTCATCTTGTGTCTCTGACAATTGTTCTCTTTTTCTATCCATCCTTGACTGTACACGGTCAAACCTATTAGAACCACCACCAGTTGCTGCTTCAAGTTGTTCTGCCTCTGGTTCTGGTATAGCCTCTCCTGTCTTGGGGTCAAGACCAGCAAACTCATAAACACCATCTGGTATTACAGAGGAAACTGCTTTTTTGATGAAACCAAAAACTCCATCAGATTCACCAGAAGGGTCTGGTAGGATACCACGAAGAATAGACTTCAACAGAGAGGTTGCTCCATCTGCAATACTTCCAAACATACTTCCTATATCTGCGAAAAGGTTAGCATCACCAGTGAACAATTTAACAATATAATCAATTGCTTTTGATATCATATTAAACGGTGCAGAAACAAGATTCTTAATGAGTTCTGCAAAACTAAAAGATTCTAGGAATTCAACCGCACTGTCAAATCCAAGTTTACTCATAATCCATGATACACCAGACTTCAACAAGTCAAGAGGAATACCAATCAAGTTACCAACTAATTTACCAAGACCGCCGCCGACACCATCATAGAATTTGGACAAGATATTGTCACCTTCAGACTCTTTGAAACCGTCAATGAACCCTGTTATGGCGTCAAACGCACCTATGACAATAGTAACAGGTAAGAACAACTTACCTAATGTTGCACCAAAACCCTTTGCAAATCCAAGTATCTTACCAATGACACCACCTTCTGCTCCCATTGCGGCAACACTCTTGACCGACCTACCTATCGCTGAAAATAAATCACCTATCGGTGCAAATAAAGCTTTCGCACCTTTTACAAAGTCATCAAACAACTGACCACCACCTTGAACTAATTTTGATGTTTTTAGTGACTCTAGTCTTGTGTTGAAGAAACCTTTAATACTTTTAAATGTATCACCAATAAACTGAAAGAACCTACCGATTGCAGTGTCTTTGCCTGCAAAGGTTTTACCTACATTTCTTATCAGATTTTTTACTGGTTCAAATAATGTGTCAAATGTTTTGAAGATTGCCTTAATACCATCGAACTGTCTTTTAACTTCTGTTACAAATGCACCAACAAATGTTGTGATAACAGCACCTATCAAACCAATTGGTGCAAGTAATCCCATACCGACATCTTCTGCCTTGATATTTGCCACACCTTCTGCGAGATTGTCAATACCAGCAGCAATACTATGGAAAATGGATTGTGTCTTTTCCTCTTGACGCATCTTCTCATTATCTTTTTCAACTCGTTTTGCAGCACCTCTCATCTCGTTTGCACGAGCCCTTTCGTCTGCGTCAAGTTGTTCTTGGTTCATACCAACCAACTTATCGACACCCATCATGAATCCACCTTTGTCATCGGTGAACATACCAGCAGCAATATTAAATCGGTCTACGTCAAATCCAAGTAGATTTTCTGTTGCAGTTTTTAACTCTTCTGCTTCTTTTTTTTGTGCGGTAAATACTGCCTGTTGTTTTTTGAGATGTCCAAACTGTTCTCTTGTAAGACCAAGGCGTTCACGCAAGAGTGCTTGTTCTCTTTTGTCTTTTAATATTGCAAACCCCTTATTAAATAAGGTCTTACCAGCAGCACCAAGAGTAGCAACGCCTGGAAGTGATTGGAAGGACTGTACGAATGGGTCAGTGACTTTCTTGAATTCGCCTGCAGCGGTCATGGCAATATCTTTACCAGCGCTCATGTTGAACTCTTTCAGTTCACCAGTAACCCTAGTTAGATTTCTGGATGCTTCTGCAAAATCCTGTGCTACTCTTTTATCGTCTGCCATTTACTTACTTCTTTTTATCTACATACGCATTTGCACCAAAATAGGCGGCGACTAATGCTGAAATCGCAACAAAATATGTCGGTGCGATATCACCAATAATTGTCGCTGCTTTTTCTTGTCCTAGAAATGATGTAACAAAAATACCTGCTGGATAGAGTAACATACCCATCAATGCAAACCATGTCATCTTACGCATTGCATCTCTACGAGCATCTGCATCTTCCAACTCTTTTCTTTTGAATTCCAAATTCATCTCCATTTCTTCATGTGAAATGTGTCCATCACCATTACTGTCAACCTTATCTATAACCGCTGGGTCTGCGGTAACGGTTTTCTTTTCTTCAGACATCACTCTCTCCCTCTGGACTATTTATCTATTATATTGTGCGTTCTGTCTCTTTATGCGTTCATTTTCATCTTCAATATGTTGTTGTAACATTGATACATATATCTCCCTTTCCCACGGCATCATTTCGTCTATCTCTGTCAGACTGTAATGATAATGTTGCATCATAATAAAGTTAGTCTTATAGTATCCTTTAAGACTTTCATGAGAAAGGCCTACCCTAAAAAACTTTGCAGTCCTTCAAGTAGTACTTTGTTCTCTTTACCAGTGTTTGGATTGGTTACAACAATCTCATGTCTTAATCTTGGAATACCATCAAAGAATGCTTGAACTTCAGCAAACTGGTCAGTGTTCATAGATTCGATAAACTCATCCAGTTCCTTTTTGGGAAGTTCTTCATACACCTCATTCTCATCGAAGATATTTACAAGACACTCTCCGATTACACCAAATGTTACATCAACTGCACCTAATTTGTCTGTGGTATATTTTTTAAGATTTTCCAAAGACGGATATCTCATTGTCATACCAACTTTATCTGTAATCATAATCGTATTTTTATGACCTTCAGTATGCTGTATCTCAACATCATTTAAGTTAAGTGTATATGGAACTACAGTTTTACCATCATCTGGACAGGTTATATTTAACTCAACCTCATCACCAACTGACTTGGAACGAATCTTGAGAAACATATATTCTATGTCAAATGATGGTAGATGTTCTGGTTCTGATATTTTACCGAAGGTGCATGATTTGATGAGTTCACACATGGCATTAGACATTTCTAGTCCTTCACCTGTTTCTTGTGCTATCATCAGTATTTTTTGTTCCTTTACTAGAAACGGACGGAACTTTACCGTTTCACCTGTGGATGGTTGCACCATCTCATAGGTGGGCGTATTCAACTTTGGCAATGCCATCATATTCTCCTATATTAATAATTTAAAATAATCGCCTCAAAACTGCTGGTATCTGACTTTGTACCTGTCTGATAACAGAGTTCTTCAATATATCTTGAAGTGTATCATCAAGATTTGCCTTTTTAGGTTCAGTCGCAATATTTCTCCAATAACGATATGCGAATGAAACACCAACTTTATTTATTGCGTTACTTGACGCATGGGCAAATGGCACTGCATCAATTGTTTTTGGAAAACACTCTTCAAGACGAACGCCCATCATTCTTTCATCTCTCTCATTGAGTGCATATATTTCAATCGCACCAACATATTCTTTGTAATAGTTGATATTGTATGTGTCTGGATTGTAGGACACCTTTTGCCATTCTTCAAAAAAGTATCGTTCTGCCATATCAGAACCCATGTAGAATGTTGCAGCGACTTCTGCAAATGTCTGACCCTGTACCATCTCATGCGGTGGGCCGTAAATATTACCATTCATTGCGGTACGAAGGTTTCTGCCTGGCATAGAAATACTATCGCATCTAAACGATATGCGTCTTGCAGTTTCACCATGTAGTTGTGATAACAAGTTACCAGATTGTGCAGAGTCACCTGCCTCTGCGTTGTTTGTACCAGCAGGTAGACCAACTACAACCTCATAACGGTTTGCTTTTGAATATCCATCTCTGGACGCATTGTGGGCAAGAATTGCATTTAACCCACCAAATACTGTACCACCAAGGACATTACTGAAATTGAACTTTGCCATTAAATCATCTTCCTAGAATCTGACCAGACTTCAGTTGCAGATGCTTTCTTAAACCGTTGCACTGGTAACATGATTGCAGTGAGATTGTCATCGTCTGGTATCTTACGAAACATTGATTTCGTAAACCCATACAGATATCTCTTGAGACATGGTTTTGTAAGACGATTGTTTTCAACTGCACGAACACTTAAATTGTCTCCACCAGCAGCATCAAGAAGTCTTGCTCTTAGTGCATATGGTAGATAGTGAAAGTTCAGTCCAAGAAAACCATCATTGTATCTCTTCAGAGGTAACACCAGTGGGAATGTATCATAGTATGGTAGTTTGTTTCTCAATTTAGGTGAGTATACAAACATATTCAAAGACCCAAAGTGTGGTCTTCTATCTAGTTCACCACTACGCAACAGTTCAGGCACACTAGGTGTACCCAACTCTTTGATACGGTTACGATACCACTTAAATGGTTCATTACCTGTCTTTACCTGTTGTTGTATCTTATCAAAATATGTCTCTGCCATACTCTTATTTATATCATCAATTCAACTTCTGTGAGAATGATAAACTCCATATTCCTGTCCTTACACCACTCTTTTGCATTCATCCACTTTGCTTCATTGATTGCAAAGGTACGCACCTCATTTAGATATTTTCTGGTTTTTCGTTTTGGAACTCTTGGGGGTTTGCACTGCGACTTGGGTTTGACCTCGACAACCCATTTTTTAATCTTGTTTTCTTTAGTTCTGACCTTGACATAAAAATCTGGAAAGTAGCGATGTATCTTACCATCTATGGGTGACCGATATGGAATAAAGAACTCTTCAGAACCCCACTCAATTATTCTTTCGTTCATGTCGCAATAGACCATGAACTTGCGTTCCCACAAACTACGATAAATAATGTTGGAAGGGTCACCCTTGTATTTTTTTGGGTTAGACGGACTGTATCTTCCACGGTATGCCATGATATTACACCTAAATAAATAATATATAAGGATATTTATAACGATGCGTGGATTCTTAAAAGAAATCAAAAATGTTGCAGTCAATCGTGCGACTAACAGAATTAATCAAACATTAGGTGGTCTTATTAGTCCAATGGGAAGAGGTATCCCCAATAATATTGGTGGTACGTTTCAAACTAATGTCTATAGAAATCTAAACAAAAACCCATTTGCTGGTGAGGCAGTAATTTATCCAGAGGATTTAGGTTCTAATGACCAAGGACACTATGTACAGTTTTTTATTAATGAACAGGAAAACGCAAATGTCAATTTTGGTGGGTCAAGTAGAAGAGTTCCATCACAACCAGCAAGAAACACTGGTTCTTCTACTGCACAAGTAAAACGGTCTGCAACCAGAACACTATCCAGTTCTATCTGTATGTATATGCCTGCAACGGTTAGTGCATCACAAAACTCAAAGTATGGTGAACATGAGATTGGTGCAGCGGTTGCTGGTGCAATCGCAGCATATAAAGGATATCAAGATGGTCAAGGTTTCTTCAACACGGTTGGTGAAATTAAAGATGCAATCGCACCAAAGATTGCAGAGGCGGCAGTAGAGGTAGGTAAGGAAGCACTGGACGTTGCGGCGAAAGGTGCAAAAGCGGCGATTGATATCAACAGAGGTATGGTTACAAATAATCGTTTGGAGATGGTATTTGAGGGTGTTGATAGACGGTCATTTAGTTTTGATTTCAAGATGATGCCTAAATCAGAAACAGAGGCAATCATGGTGGATAAGATTGTGAATATGTTTAGATTTTACATGGCGCCCAGTTTTGATGGTGGAGACTTGCAAGGTAGAACATTCATCGTACCAGCAACATTTGATATCGAATATTACTACGCAGTTGGTAAACGAAATGAGTTCTTAAACAGGATATCAACCTGTGTTCTTGAACAGTGTAACGTGACATATGGTGGTGAACGCACACAGTTCTTCAGACCAACACAAGACGGTAGAGGAGCACCACCTGTAGAGACATCCATATCATTATCGTTCAAAGAACTGGAAATCATCACCAGAGAAAAGATTGCAGAGGGATTCTAAATGTCATATTTTTCTATGTTTCCAGATATGTTATATGATGCAAAGGGTAATGGCAAAGACACCTTTATGAAGGATATCTTTCGTAGGGTTAAGGTGAAGTCAAATGCAAAGGGTAACATTGTGGAGTTTGACTATTACGATGTACAGGATGGCGAAACCCCAGAGATGATTGCATTCAAATATTACGGTGATGCAGAGTTGCATTGGACTATCTTAGTAATCAATGACATAATCGACTATTATACCGACTGGCCTATGTCAGTACAAAGGTTTGAACAGTACATGAATGACAAGTATGAAAATCCTGCTGCAATTCACCATTATGAGATATCACAGACATCTGGTGACACAACAGAAAAGATTGATGTGGGATTGAATGTAACAGACTATCCATCAGCAGATGTTATATCCAACTATCAATACGAACAAAATTTACAGGATGAGAAGAGGAAGATTCGTCTGATACAACCAAGATTTATAAGCGATTTTGTAGACGAGTTTGAAGCGAAAATCAAAGAAGGTGCATAATGGCAAAAAGTGACTTGCAGTTTGCAGGCGAGTTTCTTATTACACAGTGCAAGTTGTTAACGACATCTGGCAATGAATATGACATAAGAAATCTTGTTCAGAACATCAACATATACGAAGATATTTTTTCTCATACAGTGAGTGGTGATATTCTACTCAAGGACACTATTAACCTTGTTATGAATGGCCCAATCATTGGACAAGAGAAATTATTACTACGCATTCAAACCCCACAAGCAAGTCCTAAAGATGAAACTATCATCAATTATGTTGATACACCATTGACTGTTTACAAGGTAAACATGGTTATGGGTGAGGGTGAGAATGCATTGATGTATTCACTAAACTTCACAACACAAGAATCCTTTCGTAATCAAGTCTGCAAAATTTCACAATCTTACAAAGGTCAACCATCAGACATTGTGGAAAAGATATTGCGTGACAAGAACTATCTTGACTCCACCAGAAAATTATTTGTCGAGGAAACTGCTAATCATGTCAAAGTGGTGTTCCCAAATATGCGACCATTCATGGCGCTCGTTCATTTGTGCAAGATATCAAACTCAAAACAGTATAATCAATCACCAGCATATCTATTCTATGAGACTACAAAAGGATTTCATTTCAGAAGTATTGATGGTCTTGCATCTCAAGAGGCAACATATGATTACGAGGAAAACATACCAAATACACTGAGCAAACAGGGTGCAATAGACCCAATAAAAAATCTATCAACTATCAATGATTTTACACAGTCACCGACTAAAGATACTATATATAATATGAACAGTGGGTTCTATTCTTCAAAACTCAAAGTTCATGACGTTTACAATAAGACACTGAAGGACTATGATTTTAGTTACTTGGAAAACTTTGAAAACGATATCCACACAGAGGGAACAGAACCCCTCATGTCTAAATCAACAGATGCAGTATCGGGCAAGAACTTGAGCGAATACCCAGACACGAAACTATTTGTTTCGACAACAAGTAGTGGTAAACATTTTTATGAATCTAAAGATTATCCATATCAGAGTGACAATCTGATAAATACTATGCAACGCAGAATTTCACGGTTTTTCCAAATCGACAAAGGAATCAAATGTCAAGTCAAAGTGCCAGGTCAGACGACAATACAGGCAGGAGATGTTATAACACTAAGTGTTGGTGCTACATCTTCCCAGACAGATGATTCAATCGACAAACAAGTATCTGGTAGACACATCATAACCACACTAAGACACGAATTCAACCTTACAGGCGACCCACGACATCAGATGTACATGGAGACTATCAAAGATGGTCTAGTAGATGGGTTTCCAGAAAATGGCGCAGTCTATAGTAATAGTGGTACTTCACAAAAACAAATCACATAGGAGGGCGAACCAATAACAACTCAAGAAATCTTTGTCATGATAATTAAATCACATAGAGAAGGATACAACATGAGAGCGAAACAAAAACAAAAACTAAGAAAGTTTACGAATTTGCAGAGACAATCAAGGGAGTTAGAACCTATGAAACCAGAGGAGACTAAATATATACAAGAGTTGTTAAGAAAGATTGACCATGAAAACATTTCACGAACTACAAGAGGGAGTTTACGACCCCAATATATTTAAGGCGATTTTCCTTGCTGGTGGGCCCGGCAGTGGTAAGTCGTATGTTGTTAGACGAACCACTGGCGGCCTCGGCATGAAGATTGTCAACAGTGATGACATCTATGAAAAAATGTTGAATGATGCTGGATTGGATACAACACCAGAGGATATCTTTTCTGACCAAGGACAAGAGATTCGTGGTAGAGCAAAAGCAGTCACTAAACGTATGCAAGGTAACTTCCTTGAAGGACGTTTAGGTCTTATCATTGACGGTACAGGTAAAGACTACGATAAGATTGCAAAACAGGCACAAGGTCTAAAAGCACTTGGTTACGAGTGTTACATGATTTTTGTCAACACTTCACTTGAGACTGCACAAGAACGTAACAAGATGCGTAAACGCACACTTGCACCAAAGGCAGTCGAATCAATGTGGAATGAGGTACAGAATAACATTGGTAAATTCCAGAGACTATTTGGTGGGCCTAACTTTATCGTAGTGGACAATAACGATGCTGGTGAGGACGTATTTGCAAAAGTCTGGAAACGGTGTATGTTACTGGTTCGTAAGAAAGTAACGAATCGCATTGCAAAAGCATGGATTGCAAAGGAACTCGCTAAAAAAGACCGCACAAAGTAACCCCCAAAACCCTTGATTTTCAAGGGTTTTTTTAATTCCCAAAAACTACTTGACAATGTTATCATAACGTGTTAGCTTGTATATAGAAACTGAGAGAGGACTCAATATTATGTACAAGACTTCAACCGATGCCTATCAAGCCGCTGCAAAAATCATGTCTCATGAATATGCAAATAAGTATGCGAATTACTGGACTAAGAAAAACAAGGTAATTAAAACTGGTAAGGCAAACTTTAAGGATGCTGGTCGCCAAAAGACCTACAATGCAGAGTTCGCTGCAATGGCAGAGTATCGTGCAAAGTATCCAGAATGCACGAAGTTCAAACGTCTGAACTGGAAACAGTCTGAACGGTATTTCAAGAAGGTTGCAAAGTCTAAGACCTATCAGGCGCTGTGTGCAAAAACTGATGCATCACGGATGGGTCAAAAACAACCGACACTACAACTCGCACATTTTCGTGGTGCGACTGCTGGACAGGCAACATCATGGGGTACGATGCGACTTGCACAGACTAACTGTCCTTACACAATCATTCATGAGTTTGCCCACCTATGTGGTAATATGCACCATGATATTGGATTTCGCCGTGACGTAATCAAACTGTCCTCACGGTTCTTTGGAACGGAGTTCGCAAAGATGCTCAAAGGTCAGTTCAAAAAGGCAAAACTAAAAGTAACTGTTTCGCAACACATCATGACACCAGAGAAGTGGATTGAGAGTGTGATGCGAATGGAAAAAATACGAGAAGGTAATATATGATGAAAATATACTTGGATATGGACGGAGTGCTTGCAGACTTCTTTAAGGGGTTTGCAAATCACTTTGGAAAAGACCACTGGAAACAAATCCAGAATAAAGAGAAGTCGATACAGGAACTACAAGGTACTGACTTCTTCAATACACTGGATATGTTCCCAACGACTACAGAATTAGTCAACTTTGTACAAACGCTTGTTGGTGATGATTGGGGCATTTGCTCTTCACCACTAAGGGGTGATAGGGATAACTCTGCATATTGGAAACGTGTATGGTTGCAGAGATATGGATATATGCCGAAAGTGGAGAACCTTATCTTCACTGGTAGAAAAGAACAGTATGCAATGGACAAGATTGATGGTACACCTAATGTCTTGATTGATGATAAACCAGACAACGTAGGACGATGGACTGCGAAGGGTGGTATCGGAATCAGATATCAGGCAAACCAAGATAGTCTTGTGACACTCAAACAAAAGTTGATAGGGATTGTGGAGAAATCATGATAAACCAAGAGATACGAAATAGAATAAGACTGTCAGTTGCTGCATACGCATATGAGTTTGTGGGTGACAGTATCATGTCAGACCAAGAATATGATGAACTGAGTCTAAAGATAAATCCAAAAGAAAAGACTGGCAATGACATGATGGATAAATTCTTTAGGACACAGTTTCAACCAGATACAGGTATGTGGATAAGAACACATCCAGAGATAAAAAAACTTGAATATTTGTACAAGAAATATTACAAAACTTCTTGACATTTGTTATGAAAACAAGTATTATGTAATAGAAAGATGAGGAGTGATTCGGATGTGACAATATTCTAAAGGCATAAAAAGTGCAAGTAGGTTCGCCCCATATGAATTGAAAGCTATGCCTAAACAAGGTGATATGGGGTCACACTAGCTAAAAGTCCTGACTAGTGTGAAGGCACTGATGCGACCAGACTAAAAGCCAGGCATTCTTTTTAAGGAGACAGAGTAATGGAAAAATTCGATGATTTAGAGTTCGTCAAATTTCTTGACGGAGTTAGTGCAAGAGCAGTTTATGGTGACTATGAATTGTCGGTCGTAAGACATTCTGGTTCATATGGTAATTCAAATGGACTGTATGAGATTGCAGTCTTTCAAGACAATCAACTGATAGAGTTGCCGGGCATCACTGAAGAGGGTGATTCTGTAAAGGGATTTTTGACAGAAGAAAATGTCACAGGTATCATGAAAAAAATGATAAGTATTACTGCACCAGAAGGAGAGCAGAAATGAAATGGTTACTATTAACTACCATCGTTTTTTCAACACCAGAAAAAGAGATGACCGCTGTTATCACTGAACCAAAAGAGACTAAATCAATCTGTTTGAATCACATGAAAGAACAACCATCAATTAATTTTATGGGCGTCATAAGTATGAAAGTGACTCAGACTTGTGTTGAGGAAAATCATGGACGTTAACGAATTGAAAGAATACTATCAACAGTTGGTATTTCACGATTGGTTTTATGAATACAGTGATGACCATAGCGTGTGGCAACGTGGTAGTGACAAAGAACGTCAGTTGATGAATGATGCACGAAAAGACAAACGTGCAGAAGCGCTGTTTGAGGCGTATCGAAACTATATGTTTAAGGGTGGTGACAAACCAGAAGCACCTTGACAAATTGAGGAAAAGAGAGTATTATGAACTATGAAAGATTGATTGCAAATTGCGATACTATGATTGGTTGGGGTCACTATTATAAAAGTGCCTGGGCAATCGACTTTTGGACACGCACAAAGAATGCGTTGTTGTTAAAACAAAAGTCATTGAGTACAGTACAATGACGCTTACTGAACTCGCAGAAAAGTATGGTGAGTCTATCGACAATCTGCCGATGGACGTTTTGATGGAGGCGATATATAATGAGCGGAATGCATCTGTTGCCCGTGTATTACACGGACACGAATCTGAGGAAGAGAAAAAAGCGTAAGGTCACTGCATCTATGCAGAAGGCACAAGATGAACATGAAAAGTTTCTCAAGAAAATGGGTTATGTGCCAAAAGAGGAACGACAGGTTTCTAAACCACAAAAACTCGACAAGTTGTGGGATAATTATGACAATCGTGTATCAGTTCCAACATCCGACAAAGTTGGTAATGGACTGAAGACTAGTAGACCGTTGTACACTGGAACTGCTGTCATTGGACAGGCGTACAACAAGGGTGGATTACAGGTGTTGTCCACAGAAGAAATCAAAGACCCAATGACAGGGAAACGGAGATAATATGAAACAATATATATTCTGGGGTGCTGCTGCAATTGCAGTATTGTTACTCGCATCAAACTCTGCGGCGGCAGAAACAACACAAGACCATTATAAGGACGTATATCATAAGACACCACATACGGTAGAGGTATGTTTTGACCAACAGGTAAGTGGTGATAAAACTGGTGACACAATCAAAGGTGCAATCCTTGGTGGTATCATTGGTAACAATGTCGGAGACATCGAAAACGGTGGTGCATTGGGCGCTGTTGTTGGTGGTATGCTCGGACATAATAATAGTAATGCGACAGGTGGTGTAAGAACCGTGTGTAAACAGGAGACACGCTACACAGAGGAACGTAGAACTATCTACTCGCACTCAACGGTTACGTTTACTCATGATGGTAAGTCATACACATTGAGGTTTCAAAAATGACATATGAACCAGATGAATATATGTCTCAACCAGACGGTAAGATTATTCTGGAAGAGCACATAAAATACATCAAGGATGAAAACGGTGTACTCGTAAAGAAGACCGTCACTAGACAGTTTTTTGGTATGGATGATTACGTTGATTCACACCACCAT